CGTAGTTCTTGATCTAGTTGTGCTGTCTCTTGAAATATTCCTGGTGGAATCTCAAGACCAACACGGCGAATCTTTTCAGGATTGGCAGAGCGGATAGTTGCATCTGGACCAATCTCAAGTACATTCACATCAGAAGGCAAAGCAAACGGAGCCTGTACAGATTTCTGTGCTGCTTCCAATTGAAGTGTAGCAAATCTAGCACGGGCTACTTGTAGCCACATAATATCATCAAATTGTCCGCGTTGATTCTCGTCAGAGTCAATACCAGGACGAGTAGCGATGACAATAGGCAATTCGCCAATGACATTTTTAGCACGATCTAGGATAAAGTTGTTACGCTCAGGGATGAATAGAACTAGTTCTTCTTTGTCCTGATAGCGATAGACTTCAAGGATACGCTCTGAGTTACGAGTCTCGTAAGGTCCTTTGATGACTGACTCATACTCAGGATAGTCATTGACCAACTCACGGACAGTCTTCTTGTAGCGACGTGTGTATGAGATTAACTTACCAAAACGATCATACTCTGGGTATGTTCCGATTGGGTTATCAATACGAATCATTGGGCGATTATTCTCATAATCAGGCTCAACGATAAATGCTAGCATTCCATAGGTAAGGTAACGGTCAGCACCTGTGTACATCAAAGTCTGAAGGTTTGCAGTATCACGATAGCCAGCGGCAATCATGGTGCGTTTATCGGCTTTCTTTCTAGCACGATCTGAGATAGCGTCTGTTGTATCGCAGTTGAATGCTGGAAGCGGAGCAATAACTTCTGCTACATCGCGTGCGGCAATATCAATGAAGTTAGCCACCATAGGCTTAGGAAATTCTTCAGGGAATTGTCCTGGAAATACTTGCTGAATGTCTCCTTGACGAATAGCAAGAAGATCAGCCCAGCGCGAATCGCGTGAATGGTAATGGTCGCGTAACTTGCGAACCTTGGTGCTTAGTTCACCAATTTCTATTGCCACTTAGGTATCCCCCGTTGCTTGCTAACTTTTCTTGAAGTTGTGAGTATTCTTCTAGGTTTACTACTCTGCGTGAAGCCAACTGATGGCGAGTAGCATATGGATTCTTTACAAACGATCCACCATATGCACCAGCCTGATTGATGTAGTCACGCATCTGTGTCTCAGCAAACCAGAGGGCCATTGGACCATCTTGCTTATTCTTCGTTCCTGCTGACCAAGTAATCAATTGCTCAATCAGTGCTTTGATATGTTCGTTGTCGGCCCGTGGCAATTCCAGAAGGTTATTCTTCATGTATTTGCCCTGGTTGTCGCACGAGCCGAATAGTGGTGCCATAGAGGCTACGCCAAATTCAAGATCCATTTTGTTGGCGCCTGTGTAATGCTGCACGAGGCGAATGCCGCGTGTTGCTAAAAATGAGTTGATCTTTTCGTCTTGAGTTAAGAATAGCTGGAAAGCATTCTTCTCAATAACCCAGACCTTTGGATTGTACTTCTCAGTCCAACTAAAGATTAGGTCGCGAATCTGTTGAGGCGTAGGTGCTGGCATCCGTGATGCCTCTAGCAAGTAACGCTTGCCTGTGGTTCTATCTCCTGAGATAATGACAGAGAAGGTGTCACCGGACATGGCTGGATCCATAGCAGCGACTATGTATTGGCTATTGAGATTATCAGGATGACCTGGCGCACCAGGAATCAGAGGACCAATAGCACGCATACCGCTGACAGAACCGCGTACACACTCAGGTGAGAAGATGGCAGTAGACTCAACATCTTGCTGCTGATAAACCATCGCCCACGTCTTTGGGTCAATCAATCCGCGACGGCGGCGAAGATGCGATCCATTCCAGCGCGGGTAAAGTCCATCGTTATCTGCTGGGGTAGTATCAGTATCCCAAGGACGATCTGACTTAGGCCAGAGGGTAATCCAGTCTTTTGGATCATCTTTAAATTCTAAGACTGCTGGCATAGCCAAGTATGTCCAAGGGCTGACGTTGTCTGGGTAACGCTCAGGGTTGCGCATTTCGCGGTAAAGATCCATTGGATCTACGCGAGTACCGACAACGAGAATCTTTCCAGTAGGACCGACACGAGTCAGTACTTCCTGTTGAATCCAGCGGATCTGCTTTTCATACTCACCAGCGTTGGCAAGGGTGACGCAGTCATCCAAAATAATAAGATCGGCACGTGCGCCGTAAATCTGTCCACCGATACCAAGGGCTTGAACGGTAGGATCTTTTTCACCTGATTCACGTTCTAGGTAGATCGTGTCGGCTGTCCACTTCTCAGCGGTAGCCTTAAAGCCTTCTACTGGCGCGTAGCGCCTTTGAAGTTCTGCCCATTGAGGTGATGTGAGTCTTTGCTTGATGGCGTAAAGAAATTCTTTAGCCATTGCCTGAGTCTTTGAAACGAGCTTGATACGAACATTGGGATTGGTGACAATCCGATAGGTTACGTAGTCAATGGAGACTGTCATGCTCTTGGCGTGCTCGGGCGGCATATTGACCAAGACGTAATTAGGAAATCCCTTTTCGTAGGTCATGTTGCCGTGGAGCCAAGCAGGCTCCCCTTCTTCTAGCAACGAGGTAATGTTGCGTTGATGGGGGAAGGTCTTGCTCATTAAATACTTGGCACGGAAATCCTCAAACGAGATTTCGGCGTCTTCATCAGCCACGACGCCTTTACGCTTTTGAATGACCCTAGACAGATCAATAGCTTCTTTAAACTGTGGGTCGCTAGAGCGATAGTACTCATAAGACTTGATAGACTTGCCGACTGCGCGGCAAGCATCCTCAACAGTCACTCCATCGGCAATCAGCGCGACAAGGCGCTTCTTTGCCTCTGGAGCCGAAAGGCTAGCCTCTGGGGCTAATTTGTATGAATTAGACTTTGGTTTACTCATAAACCTATTTCTCCTACCGCGAAGCGTTGCCTATGGGCAACACTTGGGTTATCTTTAGGGGGCGCCTTCAGCGCCTAACCCTATGGGTTAAAGGCAGCCCGTAGAGGCTGCCATTGGGTAAACCGTAGTTCGTCTCACCGGCATTGTTCGCTTGAGGCTCACCCTGCCGTGAGCCGAACGTTACCTGTGTAGATTATTTATATCCCTATATATACTAAGGCGGGATAAAGTCGTTTTATCCCGCATATGAGTGTGTGATGTTCGTCACACTCTTTAAAGTCAGTATTTTACGCCTACTTTGTAAAAAAGATTTTCGTCACACGGCCCTATATTTAGAAAAAATATTTGGGTGGATAGTACCAGTACCACACCGCCCACGTTAAAAACCCTCGGGTTGAACAACCCACGAAACGGGTTTGGGATTTGTGCGACAAGGCGGGCAAGCCCGACAATCCACGATTAGACGGCTACGATTACGGGTCAAATCGGATTGTTTGCCGTCCTTGTTGAGCCGTTAAAAGATGGTTAAGGGGGCAAAGTGGGGCTTTGTGGGTGTTATTAGGTTAATGTGGGGAGACTATAGAAACCACCCATAACCGCCCTCAACCATCCAAAACTTGCCTCACAACCGACCCACAACCCAAGACAAATAAAGGCGTTGACCCTCACAACATGACACCCAAGGGCAGACATTTGACCCATTGAGGAAGGGGCAGGGGCAGCCCAAAGGCTCACCCAAACCCCAATTTTCAGCTTGGTAGCCTTAAAACCTGGTAACCGGTTTGAGCGTGTTGAACTGTTTGACTTCTGCCCAAAAGGTGGGATGATTTTCCTAGTGGGAAACTCCCACACCTTGGAAGGAAACTAAAAATGCCTAAATACACACTCACGATTGGCTTTAATGCTTCACGCGAATTGACCGAAGAAGAACTTGGACAACTCCAACACGACACAATCGCGCAGATTGAAGAACCAACAACCGCAGAAGGAGAAGACGCGGATTACACAACCGAATTTCTCGGCTCTGACATAGACAAGGTGGCGGAATAATGCGCCTAACAAAACGCGGAAAAATTGCCCTCACCCTCGCCATTGTGGCGGGGGTTGTGGGCTTGTTGTGGCTTGTAGATCATGTTAATTGGATGGGCAACCATTGGTGTTTTCACTCTCTGATCGTCTGCGAATTCGGAAAGGGGAACTAATGGCAAGCAAAGAAAGTCCAAACTGCCAAACATGTCGCGGGGGATTCATTAAAGCCCACATTAGTGGACAAGATAGGATTCTATCCTGCCCTGATTGTAACTAAGGCGAAACGGGGCAACCCTGCCCCGTCTTGGCGTATCGCGCCAACTGACGAGCCTCGTCTGAACATATGGAAGGAATACAAATGGAAACAATGACAACCACACCCGCACAACAATTCGCGGATGATTACCTACTGATCGCGATGAACGATCAGAAAACTTACAATCGGCTTATGTCTTGGGCAGATAATCGCGAGGCTTACGCTCTCGCGGAGTTAATCAAAACAGACTACGAGGAAGAAATGGCGAACATAATCGGCGACAAAGACACCCCGCGCCATTGGATGGCTCGGCAGGCTTTGCTCTGCTGGGGCATTGAGCCTTTCATCTTGATTGCTCGCGATGTTTTAGCATCCAAAGCTGAAATTGTGGGCGCATAATGAGCCAAGAAGGACGCCTTGCTTATTGGAAAGCCAAAGCGGCTTTGTGTGAGAAATTATTTTATGAACAAATTCCCGACAAGGAAAAACAGGATGAAGCAGTAGAAAACTTAGCCCGCTTTATCCACGCGAACAGAGAGATAGACAGGCTCACCAATGGGGTGGACTTTGATTGGCTATACAACACTAACAAAACAGAAGGGGCAGGGCAATGAGCATAGATTTTTTTGGTTTGCTGGAAATGTATTTAGACGGCGACCCAAGCAAACACTCAGACGAGGACAAACTATCTGACATCCGAGATTTATTAAACGCTTACCACAAGGAAAATAAATAACCGACACGAGCAAGGCGCGGGGTGCTTGACTTACCTCGCGCCTTTGCCTATTGTTCAACCAAGCAAGCCCCGCATCGGCGGAGCTATTAAACAGAAAGAGCAGGAAAATGGAAGAAGAAATGTTTATTTGTAACTGCTACTCGCAATGCGGGTGTGAAAATCTAGTAGAAGATGAGGGAGAAGATTGCGAAGATTGTTTTGGCAATTGTACCCCGTTACCAATTAACGCTAACAAGGAAGGAATAGACCAATGAACGATTATCTAACGCGCTGTAATTGGTGCGAAACAAGGCAAGACGGAAACCTTAGCGACCTATGCGCTACGTGTGGAAAGCAAGGCTACATGATGGACTACAGAGAGAAGGCAGAAGCATGACACAGACACTGACAGAAAAACTAGGAGAGCGAGCTACTGACGCGCTTCACGAGGCTATTCGGATAGCATGGCAAGCCGGATACGAGCAAGCCCTGAAAGACGTAAATCAAGATAAGGACCTAGGCGGGGGACGTACTTTGCGCCTTGCTGTTGTCTCAAATATTGAGATGGATGACAGAGAGTGAGTACTATACATTTGGCACTAGTAGTTCTAGGTATGTGTGTATTTGGTGGGCTAATGGCCCTTTCACTTGTCTACATGTTAGAAAAGAAGGAAGATAATGAGTATTAAGCCAGGAGCAAGCCCCGCATGCGCGGAGCCAGGTATAGATCCGGAGCTATGGTTCCCTGACGCAACTAGCCTACGCACGCATAGCCCAGCAGATCGTCGCAAGTTTATAGATAAAGCGATATTTGCTATGCGTACATGCCAGCGTTGCCCACTATTTGCGGATAATTCATGTATAGAATACGCTATGGAAGACGCAGCTACCATAGATCATGGCATTTATGCCGCATCTCTACCCTTTGAAAGGCGCAAGGCAGTAGGACTAATACCGGAAGACTCCAACAAGTGGGAATTTATTGTAAGAAAAGCCGCGGACGATGAGGGAATACTCCCCACCTATATCGCCAAGAGAGAAAGGCCGAACCAATTACACGTTACATATTTCTCAAGAACAAAAAATACATTTACAGACGACGAACAATCGGGGCTGGCTTCCTAATACTAGTCGGCATATTTGCTGGCTTCTTCTGCCCTTGTGAGGCTGTTCATGACCATCTGGAGACGCCTAAGCACTACGCCAGAGCCTTGTATAATCAGCAAGGAGCTACGCGTGAGCAATGGATATGCCTGGATAAACTTTGGACGGCTGAGAGCCATTGGAATTACAAGGCACGCAACTCCAAAGGTGGTGCGCTGGGCATAGCCCAAGCATGGCCGGCAGAGAAGTATGAAGTAATGGGTGCTGATTACAAAACTAATTGGCAAACTCAAATACGATGGGGCTTGTTATACATCAAGCTACATTGGAAGAACGACGCT